GATTCCCCGACGCTGGTACAAGGGAGCTCGTTCGTCAATTCCAATTCTTCAATGGAGTCTTTGAAGGAGATGACGGAATTTTTAGCGGCCATGCAGACCTTGCTCTCGCAACAAAACTTGGCGTTAAACTCAAGTTTGAGAGACACGAATCTGTCTGTACCGCTTCTTTCTGTGGTATTGTTAAGCAGCCTGGAGAGGATTGCATCTTCACTGATCCAAAGAAAGTTCTCGCCAATTTCTTCGTGCTGGATTTTCGCGAATTTGGATCTTCGTCGAGCCGCAGGCAAACTCTACTGCGCGCAAAAGCCCTTTCCTACTACTACCAATATCGCAACTGCCCTGTCGTTGGACCACTTGCATTTGCTGTCCTTGAGCACACAAGAAGCATCTGCCTTGACGACTTCACTGAGCGAGATGACTTCAAGTCAGTCATCCTCGAAGAAGCAAAACGAGCTGCAAAAGAAACAAAATTTTATCAACAACAACCCAACATTTCCGGCAGCTCTCGCGTCTTCGTCTCAGAACATTACGGTGTCCCAATCTACTGGCAGCTCCACTTTGAACAACACATCCGCGAGTGGAGCTTTGGCCGGCCCCATTACATCTATGTCGACGAGTCATTTGACTTCCACAAGTCAGTCGCAAGGATGTACCTCAGCGCCGACAAGTGCAACCGCCCTCACATCGCCGAGTCTTCCTCTTCATCTCCTGACCAATGCGTCAGGTACAATGGAGATGTACGCCAAGATTCCTTTGTTGGGTCCCGTCAGAATAACAAGATGCGCACACTATTGGAGTGTGGCATCAAGTTTTCTTTCGGAGGGCGGCTTGCCGGGCGCCGCAGTTTTGCTGGTCACAAAACTGTGCTCGCTCCTGATGCGCATTACTATCTGCGCCCTTACATGGCTTCCTCTGCTGTGTTATGTGGCCTGCGCGGTTTGTGCCTCAGAGTTGACGCTGAGAATGGTGGTTCGCGACCACCTCCTCGACACTAGCTTGAAGTGGCGAGGTTATGAGCACCATTTCCCAACTCCTTTGGCCGAGAAAAACGGTTTCAATCCCCTCTGGAGTGTCATAACGATCCCAAGCTGCCTTTACACACGTTTCGACGTGACGCTTGGCGCGTTATCGATTGGTGCTTATGCGGACAGTTGGCGTTACGTCGACATCTCACGCCATGATGAGTTTAACAATTTGGTCCAATCACCTGCTTTCTTTGAGTATTATGAACTTTTGTGGTCCGAGAACGCAATTTTAGAGTTCGAGGAATTCAACATCATGTTCGTCTCAAAGTTTACCGGAACTCCCATTCGTGTTATCGAAGGACGAGAAAGCAATGATGATTTTAAGGGCCTTTATTGGTCAGGCTTATTCAATCGTACAGCTACGACATTGGCGAACATTCCCATCGGCATTTTTGAGCTACTCGGTATGGCTTCAATTGACGATATCAGCGAACAACACCTTTCTGACGTCATCACAGATGTGGTGTACAAGTTCCTGGGGCATGAGAGATGGTTGCACCCGCGCACCACGCCAATCCGCCGCGATCGCCGCGAACACATCGTTGAGCGCGCAATGGTGGTGTTTAAGGGGAGCTACGCAATCACGCTTGATAATGCGTTGGTTCTCTTATACGGAAAGCGCCAAGATCGCCCGTACCTTGAACACACCCCACTCCAACGTACAGGGTGGACCTTGTTGGAGACTCGCTTCTTTCAGATTTTGTCGCTC